GTGGCGAAGTGTGAAGGGGCATATACCCAAAGCGTGGACACCGACATTGACGGAACCATACGCATCAACTACGGCGGGATGTATCCCGAATGGTCAACCGACTGGGCACAAGGTGGGCCGATCATTGAGCGGGAGCGTCTCTGGATACAGCCAGAAATAGGCAAAGAGGGGATGGGTAATGCGTGGTACGCCGTATCAATGCACGATACCGACTCATACGGCCCCACACCCCTGATTGCAGCCATGCGCTGTTACGTTGCAAGCAAGCTAGGTGATGAAGTGTTGTGCCCGATGGACCTTAGGTAAAACCGAGAGTTATGAAAACAATTTTCCTACCGTAGGAAATTTTTATAGGAGAGTGATATGAAACGATGGATGCACTGTAGAGTATGTGGCGATGACATTGCCGAACCCATTGGGATGCTCAATGGGTTGTGTTGGGATTGCAGGGAGGACGCTGCAAAAGAAGTTCGCAGTTCGTGGTGCGTGGCTCCCATGCACAAGAGCAACTACATGCTGATAACAGACAAATCCCTGCTCGCAGGGTTGAATTGTAAAGGCGGTATGGTAAAGTAAGGGTTTAACCTCCTAGGAGATTTAGACATGAAAGCCTTTACCACACTTCGTCATGGACACGCGACGCGTGCGAAATGGAGCCCCACTTATATGTCTTGGGTAGGGATGATTCAACGATGCAGTTACCCACGGCACGCTAAATATTCACAGTATGGAGGGCGTGGAATAACTGTATGCGAGCGATGGAAATTGTTTGACAACTTCTTATTGGACATGGGTGAACGTCCTGAAGGTAAGTCGCTAGATCGAATCGACTCAAACAAAAACTACGAACCCGAAAACTGCAAATGGTCTACGAAAAGTGAGCAGATGCGAAACACAAGAAGGGCTTTAGTTTTTGACGGTAAACCATTAGCGCAGTGGGCAGAAGAGTCGGGGGTTCCCTACCAAACTTTGAAAGCCCGATTGCGAGACCAAGGAACAATTTATTTAAAGCAAGGAGGGCTAGTTAAATGACATGGGCGTACAAGAAAGATCTCAGGCGCATGTTCATCGAGATCGGCGTTGATCCAAAGAAGGTAGATTGGATGATGAAAAGAGCCAGCCCGCACACACTGCGTTGGCTGCATATTTACTTCAAGCGTAACGGACATTTTCAATTCATGATGGGAGGGGTAGATGAACGATGAACAAGTAGCCATAGGCGTAGCCGTGGTGTTTGGTTTGTTGCTGTCACTTATATTGACAGGAGTAATTGTTCTGTAGTACAATGTAGTTGTAGTTGTGATTCGTTGTAGTTCATTATTTTTTTATAACACAGGAGAGTAATCGTGGTTCTAAATCTAGATGCACCAAAGCTTCAATCAATCCCAACCCTTCAATCGTCGTTCATCGGCGTGGACTTTTCATTCTCTGTATGGACAGGGCGCAAGAAGGATAAGGACATCAGCACTGCGCTGAGCAGGGCTAACCGCGCCAAGGACAACACAGCGAGCGTGACCAAAGATCTTTTGGCAGACAACCCCACGCTCAGTGAGATCCACAAGTTCATAGCCAATGTTCGCAACGAGCATTACTCACTAACCCAACCGTGGTCTGCGATTCGCGTTATCAAGAACGATCTGTTCTTCAACAAGTACGTGCCGATCATGGATGCACATGGCAAAACTTTTTGGGGCATGGTCAAGCAGTTTGTGGATGAGTACGACACAGCGGTGAGCGGTGCAGCATTTGCACTAGGCGATATGTTCAAGCGGGATGACTACCCATCACGCGATGTGATCAGCACAAAGTTTAGGTTTGTCATAGCACCTGTGCCGATTGCCACGGACTTTCGCACCGACATCATGGACGAAGCGGCTAAGTATATTCAGCAGGAGTACACCAAGCACTACGGTGATCTGATCCTGACTGCAATGAACGACGCATGGGAGCGGGTGCACAAAGCGTTGAGCAATATGTCCGAGCGCCTTGACTATATGGGCAAGGAAGACAAGAAGATCTTTAGGGATAGTCTGGTCGAGAACGCTCGGGATATGGTGAGTCTGTTGTCTGAGTTCAACCTGACGGGCGATGACAGTATGGAACGTGCGCGAGTCAAGCTGATGGACGCACTCGATGGAGTAACACCCGATGCCTTGCGTGAGGACGACGGGTTCAGGCATGACGTGAAGCGCAAGGTAGATGCGATCCTCAAAGAGATCGCTTGGTAGGTACTACAAGGTGGGGTGTAGCAGTACCCCCCACCCCTTTTTCTTTTTTACTACAGTAGGAAAACTCTACCACTTATTCTACCCTTTTTCTTTTTTCCTACAGTAGGAAATCTTTATATAAATAGGAGAGTGATCATGTTGACAGCATCATCTATGTACGCACTTAACATCAACGAGTGTGCAACCTTGATTGAGTATGTAAGCCCAAAACGTACCGTCGTTGTACGTGGTGACATGGGTTGGGGTAAGACATCTATCCTTAAAATTCTTAAGCAGCGTCTTGGCGACAAGTATGCGTATGCGTACTTTGACTGCACCACCAAGATGGACTCGGGCGACATTCACCTGCCCAACTTTGAGAAGACCGCCGATGGCGTGGACTACGTGCGATACGTACCTACTGAAGAGTACGGCATACATCACAGCAAACCTGTGGTGTTGTGTGTTGATGAGATCGGCAAGGCAGAAAAGGGTGTAAAGAACGCACTGATGCGTGACATGCTTGAGCGTGATCGGCTACCGTTTGGTAGCATGATCTTTGCAACCACTAACCTTGCACTTGAGAAAGTGGGCGACATCCTGATGCCCCACCACCGCAACCGATTGGTTGTCGTGAACATGCGTAAGGCACAGCAACTAGAGTGGATCGAGGGGTTTGCCTACGCTGCAAACATTCACCCTGCGGTGATCTCATGGGTGGGCGAGCACCCCGAAGTATTCCAATCCTTTACCGATCTCATGGACGACAAGGGTGAGATCTCCAAAGCCAACCGCGAAAGCAACACCATGATTTACATCCCCGGTGATGTAAACAGGGAAGCCTTTGTCACAGGTCGTAGCTTGGAAGCTGCGAGCGATGTAGTACATGCGCTGGAAAACAAAGTGACCGACAAGGTTATAACTGCTGCGTTGATTGGCACAATCGGTGCACCCGCAGCGCAGAGTCTGGCTACTTACTTGGCAATGCTCAACGATCTGCCAAAGCTCAACGACATCAAGACTTCGCCCAAGACGGCGCATGTACCGAACAACATGGCAGCAGCATGTATGGTGGTGCACCGCACACTGTCCATCATCGAGCGCAACTGGATGGACTCATGGATGGAGTACATGCTACGGTTACCCAAGTCAGTACAGGGTATGTTCGCTATGACTGCTAAGAAAGATACCTACCACAAGCGCAGCATTGTGATGACAAACAGTAAGTTCCAGACATGGGCGCTTGCTAATAATTACCTCACAACATCAGACAAGGTGTAACCCCGCATCATGACAATGAGCCTGACTAGCATGGCAGATGTGAGCGTCGGGTTCAGTATGTGGGTGTGCGGGGGTGGTGGTCATGACATCCACATACGCCTAGGCACGAGGGGGACGTGCAATCTGCTTTATCCCCCACCCATCGGGTTAACCGGTAGACCGACAGAAATTAAAAACATTTTTCCTACCGTAGGAAATCTTTAGGAGAGTTACATGGCACTTGTATTTGGCAAACCACTAACCGCATCACAACGCTTAGAGCGTAACGTGCAGATCATCATGTCGCACCCTGCCGTGATAGCAACCGGCCCTGTGCTACTGCTTGGCAGCAAGTCAATCGCTGACTGCTCAACCGCATGGACTAACGGGGTTGACGAAGGATACGGTGAGAAGTTTGTAGAAGGATTGAACGATCCCGAGTTCCGCTATCTGATCCTGCATGAGACAGGCCACAAGATGTACAGGCATCTCACTGCATGGCATCACCTGTATGAGGAGAATCACAGGCGAGCGAACATAGCTTGCGACATCATGATCAACGACAACTGGCTTGATCCCATAGCCAAGCAACATCCTGACTTCATCAAGCGACCACCCGATGGCGGTATGTCTGGTGCGCTCTTTGGTATTGATGCAACCAACCTTGATGTGCATGAGATCTATGCGCTGCTGCCTGATGATCCGAAAGAGGACAGCATGGACGATCACGATTGGGAGTCAGCCAAGGAACTCTCACCCGATGAAGCCAAAGAGTTTGAGCGGCAGATCAACGAAGCACTGCGTCAGGGTGCACTGCTTGCAAGTAAGACAGGCACGGGTGGTGATCGGACTGTTGAGAAGTTACTTGAACCCAAGGTTGATTGGCGCACTCAGCTTGCTGAGTTCCTGCTTTCTTACAACAAGGGGCGTGGGGTATCAACGTGGCGCAAGTTCAACCGCAAGCTGTTGCCACATGGTATGCGTATGCCGGGGCAGATTGCCGAGGAGATGGGAGAGATCGTCATTGCCATCGATACGTCAGGTTCGATAAGCCAGAAACATATACAAACTTTTCTCACAGAGATTAACAGCATTGCACATCTAATGAATCCTGAAGCAGTAAGACTAATGTATTGGGATACAGAGGTATGTCGTGAGGAAAAATATGAGCAGGGCGATTATGATGACATGATCGAATCCACTAAACCTGCTGGTGGTGGCGGCACGATGGTTGAGTGCGTCGGGCATTACATGGATGAGTACGCAATCAATCCCGAAGTTGTTGTGGTGTTCACCGATGGTCATCTCGGTGGTACGTGGGGTACGTGGCGCTGCCCCGTGTTGTGGTGCATTACATCAAAGACAATCAAAGCGCCGATAGGTTCTACGTTACACATAAAGATTTAATAGGAGAGTTAGATGGAAGTTAACCAACAAGCAAACCAACATGCAGCGGCGGGGTTTCAACCACCTCGTGTATCGACTGTTAAGAAGTTCACCGACAGATTGTTGAAAGCCAAAGAGGACGTGGCTGGCGTATTTTATGACCCTATGTTTCAGGAATACCAAGGTTTGCATGTAGATAAACGCCTTGCATCCCTGATGCACGAGATCAACACTGCGATGCCCACTGCGAAATTTGGGAGAGATGAAGTACAGACACACCGGGAGATTGCTGTTTATCGAGAAGGCGCACTCCACTGTATGGGGTTGATCGGGTTTGGTCAGTACATGCAGAACTCAGATGCCTATGTGTACATGGTGCGGTCAACGCGCATCAAGAACTCACGCTACAAGAAAGGCACACTGATGTACTACACCATGCTCACCACGAGTCTTGATCGTGCGGCAAAGCTTGCCTCTGCAAAACTTATACCGTACACACCCGAGGACGATGCAGCCATGTCAATGTACGTACCCAACCGCACCCTGCGGCATGTGCTTGATCGCAAGACCAACTTGTTTTACGACAAAGCTACCTTCGGCCCGTCAACCATCATCGAGGAGTTTGAACATCTGGTGGACTGCGGTGTGAAATTTAAAACAGCAGCGTTCCAGAAATTAGCCGAAGTGTTTGGGGATTTGATACGTGATCTTAGGTATGAGCGTATGCGAAGTACAAATATGTATTACATATGGGTCAACGATGTGCGTGGTGTGCAGTGGGCCACAGTCATCACGGCTATGAACGTCAGGCAGAACGGACACATCGTGACCGATGGACCGAAACAACTCTTTAAGCTCGATGACTTGCCGCACGACATCGCTGCAAAGATTGCAACTTTATCAATTACAGATCATGGATCTTATGTGGAGGGGCTTGGTGTGCGACTAGACGATACACATTTTTGGATTGAACGCGACGAACAAGGAGAAGGATAAACCCATCATGAAAGAACCCATGCGTATGACCAACATCGTGCGAGTTGAAGTATGCAAGGGTAAGTTAATGTTTTGCCCGTTTGATCCTTTGCGGTGGGACTTAGACCCACCAATCACTACAACCGATATGTCGGAAATACCTGAGTGGATACAGCGCAGACTTGCTGTGCTCATGATGGTTGCACCGACTGAATTTGTAGAAGGCATAGGGCGGCGTATCAGCGACAACATCTTTTGGATTTATTTTGAGGAGAATCATGACACCGGAAGCGAAAGTTAAAAAGAAAGTACGCGAGGTGCTTCAAGCACTTGGCGCTTACTACGTCATGCCCATCACAGGTGGGTATGGCAACTCAGGTGCACCAGACTTTGTGGTGTGTTTTAACAGTGCGTTTATAGGAATCGAATGTAAGGCAGGTAAAGGAAAGACCACAGCCTTACAGGAGAAGAACCTTGCACAAATAAGAAGTGCAGGGGGTTTAGCAATCGTAATCAACGAGGAGAATATAGATGAACTCAAAGACTTACTCGCCCACAGCTTCCCGCCGTAGGCGTATGCCCCGTTCAGAAGTGCGTAAGATTTATAGCATGTATGAATCAGGTATTACCGTCGATGTCATAGGATCACTGACGGGTCGTGCGCGGTCAACCATATACCGTGCTGTTGACATCGAGCGCAAACGCCGCGCTACACAAACTACCCCGCCCCCGATAGTAGTTCCCAAGCAAGAGGACAAGCCGCAGCCGTTTGTTCCCATGTTTAGCGAAGCTGTGCCAGATCAGGAGCAGGTTCCCATCCCTACGTTTTTACAGCGGTGCGCGATTTCTTTATGTCGATACCTTGGCGTGACAGGTGATATGTATGGAAGAAATTAAGCTAACACCGCTACAACTCAAGGCGCTTAAGTACATCAAGAAGCGGGTCACACCACCCACTGTCAGAGACATAGCCTTGCAGACGAAGATCGATAAGAGCACTGTTTATGCTGTTATGACCAGACTTGTGCGGTGGGGGTGTGTTGAAAGTTTTTTGAAGAAAGACCCCAACAGGCCGTACATCACGGCGGAGCGGCACTACAAATTCATAACGATGGAACCCACAAAACAGGAGAAGCTATTCCAGAAACAAGAAGATCGTTTGTATTCCAGAAAGTTTGCCAAGGCAAGGGTGACCATACCCGAGCCTTTTTTCAGTGATCCATTTAACATAACAGGAGAAAGAGATGCAGATAAAAACAACAAGCGAAAGCACAAACGTGCTTAAAACTTTCATGCGTCAGTGGAAGTTATTGAAGCAACCCTATCCTTGGAAAGATCCCAAGGTGGTTGCCGAGCGTCGGAGAATAGCTGCCCTTGATCGGGCAAGGATTGACTTCAGACTAAGCGGAGATGAATCATGAGTGATTGGAAGAAAGCCCTTTACGGGGACATGACTGATGAAGAAATAGAACGGATGCACAGGGAACTTGCAGAGGCTGAGGAGTACGAGGAAAACCTGCGTGATGACTTTGCCAAAGCTGCCATCACAGGAATACTTGCAGGGCGTTGGGGGCAGATGCCCAATAGAAAACCAGAGGAAGCATTTGCTGACTTTGCATATCGTGTGGCAGATGCCATGCTCAGAAGGAGAGTACAAGATGTCGATAATGGATCAAAATAAATTAGCAGAAAAGGAAACGCAGCCTGTGTTCATTCTACATGGTATACCGTATTACCCAAAACATCTTAATGCTAAAGGGCAAGGTAAGCATACATGGGTAGGGCCGGGGCGAGAACACGAACGCAAAGAGTACACCACCGTACAAATGTTTGACATGCAAGCACGTCTTACAACGAGGCAATTATGGAAACGTTCGTGGACTGAGGAGGTCAAAGGATGGAAGGGGTACAAGGTATGAATGACAACGTCAATCACCCCAAACATTACACGAACCACCCTTCAGGGGTGGAGTGTATAGAAGTTACCGAGCACATGAATTTCTGCGTGGGTAACGCTATAAAATATTTGTGGCGAGCTGGTTTGAAAGGCGAGCAGATTGAAGACCTACGCAAAGCACGTTGGTATATCGACCGTGAGATTGCACGGATATTGAACGGGGAAAAGAATGAGTCCTGACTATAAGTTTGCCATGCTCGCCGCATGGCTTGAGGGCTATTCTGAAGGTTTGCCAGATTACTGCACAACAGAAAAATTCAAAATAAAGGAGGCAGCAGAACTGCTGATGGAAGTGTACGAGCAGCGTACTAAAGGCAATGACAGTTGGAGAGATAGAGAAGGAGATAGAGCATGAGCAAGATCATTAACTTTACGGGAATAACTAGGTTGGATTTACCCCCAGACACGGTACTTGATGCAGCAAAAGAAACTCTGGAAGGGGTTGTCATCATGGGTTACACGACAGATGGAGAAGAATATTTTGCGTCAACCTATGCTGATGGTGGCACAGTGCTGTGGTTAGCTGAGCGTATGAAGAAAATGTTATTGGAGGTGGAGAAATGAGCCGTGAAGTTATGAAGATGGCGCTTGATATGTTGAACGAAATTGCGGATGAAGTGTATTGCGATCAAAGAGTAGAAGAAGTCATCACCGCGTTGCAACAAGCACTAGAGAAAGAACACATGACCATAATCGACAAAGGCTGCTATGAGCGTGGCTGTGCTTGCTACGACGACCGTGTGGATAAGGACGGTGTTGCGGTTGTTGCTCGGCAATGGGTTGGGCTTACGGATGATGATATTGAAGAATGCACGATTGCAGCCGAGCGTGACCACGAAAGATATATGCACGCGACTCGCGGGCAACAGTTAGGCCAGCGCGATCAATTGGATTGGTGGATAGCCCAAGCCATTGAACAAGCCTTGAGGGAGAAGAACACATGACCAAACTAAAAGCATGGAAGGCATGGTGTGAGATCGCAGGTACGCCAGACTTTGCAACAGATTTCACGCTTGAGCAGTCAAGCCACGGCAAGGCGTTTAGTTTTGCTTGGGAGCGTGGGTTTGTTGACGGTATGCAGCACCAAATGAAATTAAGCGTACAAATTAACAAAGAACCAACCAAGATCTTTGGCCCAAATCTTGAGGAGATCCTTAATCGCGCAGGGTTTTACAAAAAGCGTGAATGGCAGGGGTTGACTGGCGACGAAGCCCGAAAGTTTTATGAAAAGTACACGGACAGAGAAGAGTTGATTCACGCTATTGATGCGTTTCTTGAGGAGAAAAACAATGGCTAAATTACCTTACACATTTACGATTTGCCCTGATGAGCCAGCGCCTAAGCAATTTACAGCACTGACTCCAAGGTTGCTACATGCCATGCGTCATGGCGGTATGGATTTCACTATCGATCAACGCGCAGTTTTGTGGCCTGCTTCCAAGGCAGCTAAGACGGTGATTAATCCCAAGAAGGAGAAGAATCATGGATAGAGAAGACATCATCCGCATAGCGCGGGAGGCGGGGTACATAAGTTGGCAGTTTACGTCTCTGACAACACTTGAAAGCTTCGCCGCCCTTGTTGCCGAGCATGAGCGTCAGCGCATCATCACTAAGAATGCCCCAGAAATTGAGAAGATAAACGCGCACATTAAGACGCTTGCTGCCGAGCGTGAGAAGGTAACCCACTGGATGCTTGAGCGGGGCTACGCTACAGGACACGGCGAGAGCATTGAAGACTTGCTGAAAGAACTTGAGTGGCAGATCGAAGATCGGATCAAGAACATTATCCGAGCAAGGGGAAACACATGAACGGGGATCTTAAACAAAATGAAATACTGAAGCAGTGCAAAGTCGATCTTCAAATGGCTGTGATAAAAACTTTGTTAAACATTATGCATGATGATGCTAACGCCGCAAGAGATCGGTTAAAAGCAGCGGAGATGCTGTCGAAAATCTCTCCAACGATATTTAACGAGAGTCAAGGAGTAAGCAATGAGCAAGAAAGGATTGTTTGACGACATACCCATTAGTAACCCTGACAGAGACAAAGCTTGGGAAGCATTCATCAAGCGAAAAGATACTAAGGCAATGATGAAAGGCAAAGAAGATTTCAAGTTCCCACTCGATGGGTCGTATGACCTGTGGTGTATCGCTTGGGAGAAGGCTTGGCGTGAAGGTTTTTATGATGGTTGGAAAGAAGCAGGGGGAAAAATCCGTGAGCCCTGATACAAAAGTAAAAATCAAATCGACGGGCGAGATTGGCTACGTTGTTAAGGTAGATGAGGATGGGTTCGTGTGCTTGCGCGTACCTTCTACCAACGGCTGGCCTTTCCCGCACTATGTATTCCTGCCGCGCAATCAAATACAAATAATAAAACGAGAAAAGAATCATAACCTGCAAGATGTAGAAGAAGCACCCTTTTAGGAGAGATAGATGAGCAACCACGAAGGTCTAGCCATTGGGCATTCAATGGCAGAAGTAGCCGCAGATAATGCGGGGGAAGCATGGAAGGCTGAAGCCTATGCAGCGTTCAGAAAACATGCCATACACAATCAATTTTTTATGACAGAAGAAGTACGTAAAAGTAATTTAGATATGCCCCTCCCCCCGGACGAAAGGGCATGGGGGGCTGTAGCACTACAAGCTAAGCGCGATGGGGTTGTTGTGGCAGATGGGTGGGCTAGAGCCAACAGCCGTTCGGTGCATGGGATGGTCGTTACAAAATGGCGTTCAACTATTTACAGAGGTAAGGATGAAAATAATAACGATTGATTTTGAAACCTACTACAACCGCGAATATTCACTGAGCAAGATGACAACTGAGGAGTACATACGCAGTCCATTCTTTGAGGTGATTGGTGTAGCAGTAAAGGTAGACGACAACCAAACGGAGTGGGCAAGTGGTACACATGAACAGATCAAGACTTGGCTCATACAGTTCGATTGGGAGGGGAGTGCTGGCCTTGCTCACAATGCTATGTTTGATGGTGCCATTCTTAATTGGGTGTTTGATATTCGCCCTAAGCTATGGCTTGATACGTTATCTATGGCGAGGGCTTTGCACGGTGTTGAAGTGGGGGGTTCGTTAAAAGCCCTTGCTGAACGCTATAACCTTGGGGTCAAGGGCACTGAAGTTATCAACGCGATGGGTGTGCGCCGCACCGAATTCACTGAAGAAGGTTTGGCGGCGTATGGCGACTACTGCATCAACGACGTTGACCTGACCTACGCGCTCTTCGATAGACTGATGATGGGTAAAAACTTTCCCACAGGAGAGATCAAGCTCATTGACTTAACGCTACGTATGTTTACTGAGCCTGTGCTAAGACTCGATAAAGAATTATTAGAACAACACTTAGCCGAAGTGCGTGAACGCAAAGAAAAGTTATTGACTGATGCAGCGGCAAACCGCGATGACTTGATGAGCAACCCGAAGTTTGCTGAACTGCTACGTTCTTTGGGTGTGGACCCCCCGATGAAAATCAGCCCAACGACGGGCAAAGAAACCTACGCGATGGCAAAGAATGATGAGGAATTCAAGGCTTTGCTTGAGCATGACGATGAGCGTGTGCAAGCTCTGGTTGCTGCGCGGATCGGCACAAAATCTACATTGGAAGAAACACGCACTGAACGCTTTATAGGTATTGCCGAACGTGGATTGATGCCTGTACCCCTAAAGTATTACGCAGCGCATACAGGCAGATGGGGTGGGTCGGATAACCTGAACCTACAAAATCTTCCAAGCCGAGGGGCTAACGCCAACAAGCTCAAGACATCTATCCTGCCACCCAAGGGTCAGGTCATTATTGACTCAGACTCATCACAGATCGAAGCACGGGTGCTTGCATGGATAGCACAACAAGATGATTTGGTTGAAGCGTTTGCAAATAAAGAAGATGTTTACAAGAAGATGGCAAGCGCCATTTATGGTGTGCATGAAGATCAGGTTACCAAGGAGCAGCGGTTTGTAGGCAAGACCACAATTCTCGGTGCAGGGTATGGCATGGGTGCAGCCAAGTTTCAGGCACAACTCAAGGTGCTTGGGGTAGAGACAGAACTCGATGAGTGCCGTCGCATCATTGAGATTTACCGTAAAACAAATCCGCACATCGTGGCGTTGTGGCGCGAAGCACAGTTTGCTCTGGGGCTTATGAAAGACAACATCGACGGCACGTTAGGCAGACCGGGGCTGTTGAAGATCATAGGCAAGCACAAGGCTATCAAGTTACCCAATAAGTTATTGATGCGATACAACGAACTGTCGGCAGGTGAAGGCGATGAGTTTCAGTACAAGACCCGCAAAGGACAGATTAAAATTTACGGTGGTAAGGTTATAGAGAACGTGTGCCAAGCCGTTGCGCGGTGCATCATAGGCGAGCAGATGGTTCGTATCTCCAAGCGGTATCGGGTAGTGCTGACCGTGCATGATGCGATTGCTTGCGTTGCACCCATGACTGAGAAGTACGCTGCACGGGACTACGTTGAGGAATGTATGCGTTGGGTTCCTGATTGGGCACAAGGCTTACCTATTAATTGTGAATCTGGGATAGGAGAAACTTATGGTGATTGCTGAACTGAATGATTACATTGTGCCGTTTATCAACGCAGAAAAAGAACTGGCATTAGCTAAAAGAAGACTACTTGAAAACGACCCAATAATGGCGTATGGTCATATCCTTACCGCACTTACTACCTTACGTCATGCAAAAAACATCATCGCAGCTTCGATCCCCTCCGCCCAAGCCGACCCCGGCGTGGAGTTACAGCAGCATAAAGCTCTTTGAGCAATGCCCTAAAAAATACTTCCACCTTAAGGTAGCCAAGGACATCGTCGAGTACCCCACCGAGGCCACTATTTATGGTGGAAAGTTTCATAGCGCGGCTGAGGAGTACATCAAAAACGGTACTGCGCTACCACCGTACTTCAACTTCGCCAAGGCTGCGCTCGATAAGCTCAACGAGATAAACGGCGATAAGCTGTGCGAGTACCGCATGGGAATCACCCGTGACTTGCGACCGTGCGGGTTTGGGGCTAGGGATGTGTGGTGGCGTGGGATTGTGGACTTGGCGATCATTGACAAAGAGCGGGGTAAGGCGTTCGTTGTTGATTACAAGACGGGTAAAAGTTCACAGTACGCAGACAAAGACCAGTTAGAGCTGATGTCGTTGGCGATCTTTAAGCATTTTCCAGAGATCACAAGCGTCAATGCAGGATTGCTTTTTGTTGTCTGTAATGCGTTTGTGAAAGACAAGTACCACCAAGAGCAGCAAGAAGAGACTTGGGAAAAGTGGCTCGGTCAGTACGACCGACTAACCACTGCGTATGAAACCAATGTGTGGAACCCCAAGCCGAATAATTTGTGCCGTAATTGGTGTCCTGTAGTGAGCTGCACTCATAATGGGAAGAACAAATAATGCCTTACGTCAACAAACCCAGACCGTACAAGAAAGAATATCAACAACAACTAGCTAGGGGCGACATAGCAGGTAAGCTAGAACGCCAACGCGCTCGACGCGCCATCGACAAGACAGGTGCGGATAAAGACCACGACGGGAAAGCAGACCGTCGTGAAGGTAAAGATGTGGCCCACCGCAAAGCACTTAGTAACGGAGGATCAAATAAAGACGGGTACTTTATTCAAAACGCATCAAAGAATAGATCATTCAAACGTAGTTCAAAAAGCGCACTTGTATCTGAAACGAGTAAGCGCGAAAAATAATATGGAGAGTAAATGGAAATCATCGACAATAGGGCGCTCTTATTGCGTCTAAAAAACCCACAGACAGTTACAGCACACATACCAGCTAGCCGTATCGTTGGTAAAGAACCTTCTGGTTCCACACAAGTTCTTGTAGATTGGGAGCTGCCCGAAGCCCAAGCACTGCGTACCCTGAAGATACGCAACGTACCATCCCCCATACTGCGTGACTACAAGTGGGAGGGTATGCACAAACCCTTTGAACATCAGAAAACCACAGCGGCGTTTCTGACACTACACAAGCGAGCCTTCTGCCTTAACGAGCAGGGTACAGGTAAGACAGGGTCAGTGATATGGGCTGCTGACTATTTGATGAAGTTAGGGGTCATCAAGCGGGTGCTTGTTATCTGCCCACTATCGATCATGGACTCGGCGTGGCGCAACGATTTGTTTAAGTTTGCCATGCACCGCAGCGTTGACATTGCCTATGGGCAGTCAGAAAAACGCAAGAAGATTATTAAGAGCGATGCAGAATTTGTAATTATTAATTACGATGGCATACCGATTGCCAAAGACGAGATAGCTGCGGCTAACTTTGACCTGATTGTGATCGATGAAGCGAACGCTTATAAAAATACAACCACTGTACGGTGGAAAACTTTATATCGATTGCTCAAACCTCACACATGGCTGTGGATGCTGACGGGCACACCCGCTGCACAGTCACCCCTTGATGCGTATGGGTTGGGTAAATTAGTTAACCCGCTAGGTGTACCAAAAATCTTTGCTGCCTACCGCGACATGGTGATGTACCAAATAAGTAAGTTCCGATGGGTTCCGAAAGATAACGCAACCCAAACTGTGTACAACGCACTGCAACCTGCCATACGGTTTACAAAAAACGAATGCCTTGACCTGCCAGACATTGTGTACGCAACCCGTGACATCGAGCTAACGGCACAACAAAAAAAGTATTACGAAACACTTCGCAAGCAGATGGTTGTCACAGCAGCCGGAGAAGAAATTACAGCAGTCAACGCAGCCGTGGGTCTTAACAAACTGCTGCAAATTTCATGTGGTGCGGCATACACCGACTCAGGTGAAACCGTTATCTTTGACATCAAGAACCGCTACAGCGTATTGCAAGAAGTCATTGAGGAATCTAACCACAAGGTTATTGTTTTCGTACCATTCAAGCACACCATTGAGGTATTGGAAGAAAAGCTTACAGGCGACGGTATCAGTGTGGGGGTCATCAGCGGGGAAGTGACTGCGGCTAACCGCACCAAGCTATTTCACGACTTTCAGAACACCGCAAACATTCGAGTGCTGATTGTGCAGCCGCAAGCTGCCGCGCATGGTGTAACGCTCACCGCTGCCGATACGATTGTGTGGTGGGGGCCGACCCCTTCTCATGAGATATACGCCCAAGCCAACGCACGGGCGCACCGTGCAGGGCAAACAAACAAGGTTACCGTCGTGAGGCTGGTAGGCAGTAACGCAGAAAAACATTTATACAAACTTCTTGATAGTAAAATTGATGCCCACGTACAACTTGTATCCTTATACAAGGAAGTGCTTGACAAGAGCATCTAATGTCACTATATTAGCGACATAACACAACGATAGGAGAGTACGATGACTGATAAAGAGGACGGTATTTCCGTCGATAAGCTAGTCCGCGCTTACATTAAGATGCGGGAAAAGCGCGAAGAACTTACGCGCACCTACGACACCGAGTACGAATCGATAAGCGAAAAGATGCGCTTGGTGAAAAACGCCCTACTTGACCAGATGAGGTCTGCAAATGTTGAAAGCATTCGCACGACTGAAGGTTTGGTCTACCGCACGATGAGTAAAAAATACTGGACGAGCGATTGGGACAATTTTTATAACTTCATCATGGAGCACAACATCCCACAGGTGCTAGAGAAGCGAGTGCACCAAACTAATTTGAAAGAGTTCCTAGAGAGCAACCCCGATCTGCTGCCACCGGGACTGAATGTGGACAGCGAATACTCCGTAACCGTTCAACGCAGGAGAAATTAATGGAAGTCGTTGATGAGAAGTACATCACGATTGAAGATGTGGCGAAGCATTACTCAGTGTCCATCTCAACCGTGCGCTCATGGATGAGAGCTGACATCATCCCCGCACTAAAAATTGCCAACGTGTATCGCTTTAAGCTGTCTGATGTTGACGCAGCACTGAAGCATTACAGCAAGGCAAAGGAAGAAGAGGAACAGAAAAAAGATCCTCGACAGTTAGAACTTGATTTCAACCCAGACAAAGACCTCTAGGAGTATTAAATGGCTGAACTGACTTTATTCAAAGGTGGGCTCCCCGCATATCTCAAAGATATGCAAGACGAAGCAACAAGTGCCTTGGCTGGTGGCAGCAGCACAAATGGTGCAAAACGTATCTCCATTGAAGGTGGTGTGTTCCGTATGTTGGTGGGCGGTAAAGAAATTGCTGTCAACGAAGACCGCTCGATGAACATCATCATTGTCAAAGCTGCGGCGCAGAACAGTCGGATGTTTTACGCAGGTAGTTATGTGAAGGGGCAGGTATCTGCACCCGACTGCTGGTCAAACGATGGCATCACCCCTGATGCTAAAGCACGTAACCGTCAGGCTAATAAATGTGCTGACTGCCCCCAGAACGCTAAGGGTTCTGGCCAGGGCGATAGCCGTGCGTGTCGCTTCCAACGCCGTCTTGCAGTGATCCCTGAGAACGAACCTAACGGTTTTATTTATCAGCTTACGCTACCAGCTACGAGTATTTTTGGAGATGGTGATAAGAACAAGTGGCCTCTGATTGCTTATGCAAAACACCTTGAGGCACATGGCGCACCTATCACGGGTGTGGTCACCGAGATGCGGTTTGATACTTCAAGCCCCACACCAAAACTTGTATTTAAGCCTGTGCGTCCTATCACTGAGGACGAGTTCAACATGGTGCGTGAAGCCAAGGATGCACCTGAAGCGTTTGCAGCAATCACAATGACAGTGGCTCAAACTGATGGGGTACGCAACGCCCCTGCTGCACTGCCTGAACCAAAGGTAGTAGCAAAGAAAACTGAGCCGGACACTAAACTGTCTGACTTACTCAATGAGTTTGATGACGAGTAAGTTGTAGCCTACGGGCGACTAGATCGACGGATTGAAAAGGCTCCGTGCCGCAGGGAGTCCTGTCGCCCTACTTTTCACTGCGGAGGAAGCGGCTATGAACACACTACAATTTTTAGAGACAGTATTACCCACCAAGGGTGTATACGTTGCGTACACATCTAAAGGCCCAAAGAAAAATAACGTATATAAACAGACCTACCACGAAAAACTTCATGAACTCATCATCAGAGGCGACGATGTAAAACAGATTGGTTGGGACGCTTACTTTGCACTAGCCACTTTCCCGGTCAGGGGGACACGCAAAGCCAAAGACGCAGCCTACTTAAAGAGCTTGTTTTTAGATGTGGACTGTGGGGAAGGTAAGCCTTACGCCACACGCGAAGATGGTATCCGTGCCTTGCTTGCCTTTTGTAAAACGCACAAGATGCCCAAGCCCATCATGACAAGTAGCGGCAGAGGGGTGCACGTCTATTGGCCTTTTACTGAAGATGTTGCCAAGGATGATTGGCAGAAGGTTGCGTGGAAGTTCGATACCATCATAGCAGCGGCAAACTTTATAGTTGATACTTCTATAACTTGTAATGCTGCGTCGGTACTGCGTATACCGGGAACCTTGCACTTCAAAGACGAACCCAAGCCTGTTGAAATAATTAACAGTGTATGCACCCCTCGACCATTTTTCTTTTACCAATCACTCATTGGAGAAGAGGTTCGGCAAAAGCAATTGTATAAGCCAAAAGAAATGGACCCTGTATCTAAAGCGATACTTGGTAGCTACACAAGCAGTTTCAAACTCATTTTGCAAAAAACTAAAGACGGCGTAGGTTGCAAGCAACTTGAAGATCTCATAGCAAATCAAGCCACAATGGATGAACCCAAGTGGCGAGCAGCCTTATCTATCGCAGCGTTTACCAGTGAAGCAGACAAAGCCATACACATCGTATCGCGCAACCACCCTGAATACGACCCGGCCGAAACTGAACAGAAAGCTGCACTAATCAAAGGCCCATTCCTGTGCGATACCTTTGAAAAATACAACCCCGGCAAATGTGAAGGGTGTGTGCATCGCGGTAATATCCGCTCCCCCATAGCGTTAGGACGCTCTGTACAGGAAGCATCAGAAGCAGCAAATATTGTAACAGATCATCCTACTGAACTATCTGAAGAATACTCACAGCAATACACCATACCCAAATATCCTCCGCCTTATTTTCGTGGGGCAAATGGTGGCATCTTTAAGCGTGAAGCAAAGAAAGCACCAGACGGTGCGTATGTCGAGTATGAAAAACCCATATACCACAATGACTTTTATGTGGTGAAGCGGCTGATGGACGCAGAACTAGGTGAGTGTATTGTCATGCGGCTGCATATGCCCAAGGACGGTGTGCGAGAGTTCACGATTTCAAACGCCCTATCAACAGAGGAGCTTCGCAAAAAGCTAGCTATGCAAGGTATAGCGGTAAATAAGATTGACGAGCTAAAAGAATATGTTGTTGCTTGGGTTAACTACTTACAGTTCATGGAGAAATCAGGCATGACACACATGCAGTTTGGTTGGGTAAAGAAAGGGGATGACAGGCTAAGTTTTGTAGTAGGCAACAGAGAGTTTTTTCCACAAGGTATTGAGCACAGCCCGCCGTCAAGCAAGACACTTGATTACATGCACTTCTTTACACAAGCGGGCACGTTGGATAAGTGGAAAGAAACCATGCGCTTTTTCAATGACAAGCCTAACAGTGAGATGCACAAGTTCGTTATTGGCTGTGGGTTTGGTTCACTGTTCATGGACTTCTCTGCGGTTAACGGGCTTGGGGTTCATGTATACAGCCCGGACACAGGCTACGGAAAAACAACTGCCATGCTAGCGGGTGCGTCTATCTGGGGCGATCCAATGCTTGTAATGATGAAGCACGATGACACCCATGCAAGCCGTATGGCCCGTACAGAAATTTTTAAGAACATCTGTATGTACTTCGATGAGATGACCAACATCGATGGTAAAGAGGCGAGCCACTATGCGTACTCAATTCCAAACGGTCTGCAACGCGCACGTATGGAAGCATCAAGCAACAAGGAACGGTGGCGCGGTATGCCTTGGAAAACGATAGCCATATCGACAGGCAACACAAAACTATCTGACCGTATGCGTATGGAGAAGGCATCCCCCAACGCAGAGATGTATCGCATACTGGAGATTGAGGCGGTCAGGGGTTTGAAGTTGTCAAAAGAAGATACCGACATACTGGCTAAAGACATCAACACCAACTACGGTCACGCGCACATCCCGTTCATTCAGTGGGTCATGCGTAACTTAAAAGAGACTGAAGAACTCTGGTCGCAGGTCAGACTAAAACTTGATAACGAAGCTAGCCTTACTTATCAGGATCGATTCTACTCAGCAGGGTGCGCCTCTGCACTAACCGGACTAATTATCGCCAAGAAGATTGGGCTTATTGAATGGAACATACCAGAAGTTTTTAGATGGGTTGTAAAGATTATAAGCAACGCATCAGCTACCAGAGAAGAAACCAAGATCGACCCACTAAGTGTTATTGGTCAGTATTGGGCAGAGAACTTCTCCAACACACTGTCAATCCGCAGCACCGAGGACGCTCGCAAAGATAAGAACGAGTTGCTTGAGCAAATTGTTATGCCAGACAGTACACCGCGCATGGCGTTGAAGCTACGTTATGAGTACGACGTAAAAACACTTTTTATTGCAGTTGACTCTTTTAGAGAGTGGTGCGGTAGGAAGTCAATTGTTTACGACCCGTTTGTCAAAGCTCTGATGCAAAGCAGCGCAAAAGCAGAAATCAAAAGCAAGCGCATGGCAAAAGGTACACGTATGAACATCCCGCCGACAAGCGCCATTGTGCTTTACAACATGGATGCCATGACCGATGTGGAGCCCACCACCCAAACCACTACCTGAAGTAAACCCTGATGGGGTGGTTATTAAGATTCCCTACCATAAATGGGAGGTAGGTATGTCAGTATTTGTTCCCGCACTGAACCTGAAAAAGTTAAAAAGTCAGCTAAGGCAGGTTGCCCGACGTAAGAATTGGCAGCTTGAATTTAGGGGGAGAGTTGAGGGTGGCAAACTAGGACTTCGCATTTGGAGAATAGTGTGATACATTTCGCCCCGTAGATGTTGTCCATCTACTCTCCTCTGTTGGACTTCCCAACATTTATCCCGGCCAACTCCTTGCCGGGATTTTTTTCACTCCTCGTACTCTCTAGCAAGCGCAAGTAGTTCATCGCGCATACCTTTTGATAGCGTGACCCCCGCATACATTTCTTTGGTGGTACGCATGTGCTGCGCCATTGACCGTTGGATAGAGGACTCGACACCTTCCTTAAACATACCGGGGTACTTGCGTGCCAAAGACACAAGATCATCCCTAACATCTTGTCGCTCTTCTAAATCTCCCATCCTGGTAGCTAGGTAGTAACGCTTCAACAGCTTAACTTTTTCGTCAGTTACAGCTTTATCAATACCTTTCACAACTGAGTTGATTTCAAGCTGTCGGGTGTAGTCTGCCGGAGCAAAGCCCAAGAGCTGTGCACCAACCCCAAAGGGACTTATATCACCAATGATTGGGTCACCCCGCAAAGTGTTTGCACCTTCAGTAGCAAACCTGAAAGAACGCATACCGTTAGCAAGGGCAGAAGGCAGCATGGTTTCGATGCCACGGTAGTAATGCCCTTCTTTTAGCTGGTCTACCCCACGTTCAAACTTGGTAAAAGTCCCATACACAGGACCACCGAAGGCTTCCAACAGGCGAACGGGCAAAGTTTTTTCGTTCTCGTTTATTACATCGCGCATGATGAGATCACTCAAGCCCATGCGAGAAGCAATCTCTAAACCTGTGGTGTAGTTCAACATCCCCTTGTAAGCTATCTCACCCACCCCACGGCGCATAATGGACTCAAGATCTTCTTCGTCATCATCTTTGAACGCGCTGTAAAGCATAGAGATCGCACCAAAGAGCGGTAG